TGGTGTTGACAAAGTAGACAACCGTGATCGTAAGATTGCTGTATATGACCTAGGTGGTGGTACATTTGATATTAGTATTATTGAAATTGCCAACGTCGAAGGCGAAAAACAAATTGAAGTATTGAGCACACAAATGGTGATACATTCCTAGGTGGTGAAGACTTTGACCAAGTGATCATGGATCATCTAGTAGAAGAGTTTAAGAAAGAGTCGGGTGTTGATCTAAAGAAAGACATGTTGGCTCTACAACGTCTAAAAGAAGCAGCTGAAAAAGCCAAGATTGAATTATCCAGCACAGCCAGCACAGGTGTTAACTTGCCCTACATCACAGCAGACGCAAGTGGTCCAAAACATTTGAATGTGACTATCAGTCGTGCCAAGTTTGAAAACATGGTCGACGCATTAATCCAGCGTTCAATTGAGCCATGTAAAATCGCCATGAAAGATGCAGGTGTTACCGCAGATGACATTGATGAAGTTATCCTTGTTGGTGGACAGACACGTATGCCAAAGGTACAAGAAGCAGTCGAAACATTGTTCGGTAAGGCACCACGCAAGGATGTTAATCCAGACGAAGCCGTGGCCGCTGGCGCAGCCGTACAGGGTGCTGTACTAGCAGGCGATAAGACTGACGTTCTATTGCTAGACGTTACTCCATTGAGCTTGGGCATCGAAACAATGGGCGGGGTGTTCACTAAAGTTATTAAGAAGAACACTACGATTCCAACCAAAGCATCGCAGACATTCTCCACAGCACAGGATAATCAACCTGCGGTAACAATCAAGGTCGGTCAGGGTGAACGTGAGATTTTCCAATACAATAAAGTATTGGGTGAATTTAACCTAGAAGGAATTGATGCGGCACCACGTGGTGCTCCACAAATTGAAGTTACCTTTGACATCGACGCAAACGGTATTCTTGATGTGAGTGCCAAAGACAAGGCAACGGGCAAAGAAAAGAAGATTACTATTCGTGCAAGCTCTGGGTTAACTCCTGAAGAAATCGAACGCATGGTAACAGATGCCGAAACTAATGCCGAAGAAGATGCAAAACAAAAAGAGATGATTGACATTAGAAATAGTTCAGAGCACGAATTACACTCTAACAGAAAATTCATCGAAGAAAATAAAGAAGAGTTTACTGAAGAACAGCAAGTTGAACTTGAAGGTTACCTTAAAGAGCTTGAAGAAGCTATTGCCGGCACAGACTCTGGCATTATGCAGGATGCCACCGGTAAGTTTGATTCAGTATTAGGTCCAGTAAAACAGAAACTACAAGAAGCTGCCAAGGCCAAGGAAAATACAAAAAGTCCTGAACCAACGACATCTACTGTAGATGAAAATGTAGTCGACGCTGCCTTCACTGAGAAGTAAAATCAGACCAGCGGGGTGCCTTCGGGGCCCCGCACACGTTCTTGCTTAATAAAGGAGAAATTATGAACGGACTAACTAAACTTGACGCACAGGTCATTAATCAACTAAACAGAGCACTCATTGGCTTTGATCGCATGTTTGACGGCTTTGAACACCGTGCTACAAACACAACAGGCTATCCTCCCCATAACATTGTACGTCTAGCTGACAATCTATACTGCATTGAAATGGCAGTGGCTGGATTTAAAAAATCTGATGTACAGGTCGAAGTAGAAGACACTACCTTAACTGTTCGCGGAACTAGCGAAACATTTGAATCTGCAACACGAGAATATCTGCATCGCGGACTTTCTAGCAGAGACTTTGTTCGCAGTTTTCCACTAGCAGAACACATGGTTGTTAAAGACGCTAAGATCGAAAACGGAGTACTGACTATCAACATTGAACGCATCGTTCCCGAAGCTTTGAAAGCACGGGTGATTGACATTGTAGAAGTTAAGTAATATAATAAACATGTGGGGGAGATTGTTCCCCCACTTACGGAGTTTAACTAATAATGTCACAAGAACAAATCGTACTCAGCGAAAAAACAAAATCACAGATAGAAGAACCTAAGCGTTGGAAAGTTCTTTTCTTAAATGATAACAGCACTCCTATGGAGTTTGTTATTGAACTATTGACTAAAGTTCTGCACCACACAGAAAGTGTTGCACGAGACCTTACTCTAGAAATTCACAATAGCGGAAGCGCAGTTGTTGGTATTTTCTCTTTTGAAATTGCTGAACAGAAAGGCCTTGAATGTACACAGGTAGCACGTGAAAACGGCTTTCCACTACAAATAACAGTAGAAGAGGAATAACATGAGTCTTAAAGATCTAACACATGCAAAACATAAAGAAGCAGAAACACAACCATTTGTAAAAATTTTGTTCTCGGGTAAAATTAATCCAGATTTATATGCAACATTTTTGTTTAACACACACCCCTTGTACGATCTATTAGAAACATATGCAATGGCCTTAGGGCAACTTAATGACTTGCCTGATATTCGCAGGGCTCCTAAAATTAACGAAGACTTCCGTGAGATATGGGGCAATCGTGCAGAACGTCCTGTAGAATTACCAGTAGTCAAAGATTATCTTGATCACATCAAGCATCTTGCTGAGACTACTCCGGAAAAATTATTCAGTCACATCTATGTACGCCATATGGGAGATCTTGCTGGCGGACAGATGATTAGTAAACGTGTACCGGGTTCCGGACTCTACTATCAGTTTTCCGATCCCGACACACTCAAAGTAGCTATTCGAGAACGGCTAACTGATGACATGGCAGAAGAAGCCAATGTATGCTTTGACTTTGCTGCTCGCATGTTTAAAGAAATGATGGAAGTCAATCTTCCGCACTTTAAAACAGAAGAGTCTGCAGATGAGTAATGTTTGGGACACGTTAATAGAAATTGAACAATACTTTGAAAGTAAGTTCTACGCAACGGGCAGTATTATCAATGAGCCCGGAATGGATCGCTTTAATCAGCCTGGGTGGATAAACAAAGTTTGGTCTAGTAGTCGGTATCGCCGGGCCCACATCGACGTAGTTGATGCCCGAGATTCTAGGGGATTGTGGATGATGCACTGCTGTATATTTCCGCATACACATAATCCAGCACCTATCTTTGGTTTCGATGTAATTGCAGGAAAAAATAAAATTACAGGTTGTTTCTATGATTACAGTCCTGCAGGCGATCACGAACACTTCATGTTAGACATGTTCGCAGAAGAAGCACAGAAGCTACAGTGGAACAAAACACGCAAACTACCCGATTGGGCAGAACGTATCTTTAGCGGTTGTATGATTGCCGCGGGTAACGTGAGTGATGAACAAGAGCTTAAACAGCTTTTTGCCATGGCTAAAACAGGTATTGATCAATATCTGTTAGAAGTTGCAGAAACTAACAATACTGCGGGTGCAAACACAGTGGCAGCGCAGAACTATTACTGTGAAAATCAGAAGCAAAATCCACATACTCCCAAGGTTATGGTTAGTCTAGGACTAAGTGAAGAGGATGTTAAGGTGTTTATTCAAGATTGTCTGTTCCCAGAACTTCGATAAATACTTGCATGAGATTTTACGAATTTATTACTGAAGCCCCAACCCTAGCGCCCAGCGAGCTCTTTAAATATGCTGGAACACGTAATGACCGGATTCCTTTATTCTTAAAGAAAATACAAGGGCAAGAACCGTTTACAGTAAAAACTGCAAACGGATTTGAAGAAATCATTCTTGACCCAGCTGAATATGATCGAGTAAAAGCCTGGACTAAAACTCAAATAGGATCTATTAAGATTAAAGCACGTGATGATGCTCGCATGATTCCTATTGGTTCGTTGAAAAAGACCAAAGAATTCGGTGGCGAAGAGGCTGGACAGCGAGAAAAAATCGAACAAGGCCAAATTGAAGGTATTGCACAAGAGCTAGAAGATGCAAAAGCCGGCGCTCCGTACGTCAAGTTGATTATCGGCGATAAAACAGTGAACGCTGCCCGTGTTGAAAAAGAGCGTGGCACAGTTAATGGTAAAGCGCCGAAGAGCGATATGACAGTGCTCGACGAAAATGGAAATCCTGTTGCATGGGTTAGTCTAAAAGATAATAACTTTAGATGGGGCGGTTGGCAGCATCTAATTAACAATTCATCTATCGCAGAATGGTTAAAACGTGTCCGTGAAGTCACTGGCGGCGTGTTCCAATCTAAACAATCATTTGGACTACATACAGATGACGAGACAAAGAAACAAATTGTATATGGTAAAGATTTTGGCGCTACCCGGGGCTTTTCTAACGTAGATGCTGTTCTAATAGGTTGGACACATATTAAGAAGAGTGGTGGAAAATATATATTATCTGCCGATACGATATATAAGAACGGCGATGTGCCCAGTGGGAATCATACCCCTTATCTTGTAATGAGATATACTCTTGGTCGGCCTGATCTTGGTTTTAAACATGCCCGGGCTGAGACAAACACTGCAAGCGAAACACGTAAGGTTAAGTGGCTAGATACTGATGCCGATGTAGAATCGGCAAAAAAGCTGTTTGCCGACGAAGATGAACATAGACAAAACATATCCGGTCTTAAGCCAAAAGAACGTGCAGTGGCTAATAAAGAATTTAAAACAAAACAACAAGTCCCAGCCCCAGCGGACAAATTAACTATTCCCCCTAGTCAAACACCCGAAGTTTAATCTAAATTAAACTTAGTGTTTAACTTTCACTCTCTCCCACGTAAATACTTGTAAGCGGAACTTCTGCCGCTTGGAGCGAGCGATGAAAAAAACAAAAATAATTCTAGGGATCTCTGCCCTCTTATTGTCATTGACAGTATCGGGACAAACACTTATCAATCAAGGTACCTACGACTCAAAAAGCCTAGTTGATACCAACAGTACTACCACTAGCACCAGCACGATTAACACCAATAATGTTAACAGTGGCACAGTAACCACTAACAACAACACTGCATTAAGCGGCGGTACAACCAACACTAATAACAATAATAACGTTAATAGTGGCACAATAACCAACAACAATAACAACAACAATGTTATGAGTGGTTCAGTTACCTATACAAATAACAATAACAACAACAACGTTA